CATCGAATGTTTTCGCACGCTTCTCTGCAAGCTCTAACGCCTCAAGTTCTGCTCGATTCCTTTTCTTATTTGCTTCCTCTAGTTTGCTTTCGAGCATAGCTTGACGTTCTAGCTCCGCCGTTTGGCCAGTTATGATCATCCAGATGTTGCCAAACAAAATGGCCATCTTGTGAGTCCATCCCCAGCCTTTACCAATGCCCTCAATGAATGGCTCGATTGCATGAGCCAAATACTCGATTCCTTTCATTGCACCATTGATAATCCACAGAAAGCGAACCATCGCATCTTGCATCGGCCCGCCAAGTATTCTCCATATCTCAGCAGCAGATGACTTGATTTCATCCCACTGACCAGCAATTGTTTCGCTGCGTTCTTCCATAGCTTGATCAGCACCAGTTGTCTCTCGTATTCGCTGGAGTGCTTCATCAACTTGAGATGCAGTTATTTCTCCACGCTCAGACATTTCGCGAACCGTCTGCACGCTTTTACCAAGTATATCAGACAATGCTTGATAGATTGGAACATTCGCGTTTGCAAACTGGTTTGCTTCTTGGGCTTGGAGTCTGCCTTTTGTCATAACATCGGAATAGGCTTTTCCGATCAGCTTCAATCGTTCAGGATCACCCATGGCAAGACCACCAAGCTTTTCTGCAATATCAGGGATCTGGTTTGCAGAAACACCTAGCGTCAACATCCTAGCCGCAAACTCTTGCATTTGTTCAGTGCTATAAGATGTCTTGGCAGCAAATTCTCGCATCTGATCGGTAAGCAGTCTGGCTCTTATCTTGTTGCCACCTAACGCAGCAGCAATCTTAATCTGAGTCTGATCAAACTTGTCAGCAGCCATTGCAGCGGAAAACAATGCTTTGCCCAGAGTGTATAACGCAGCAACAAGAGCAAGAACCTTTAACCCTGCTGCACCAAATGCTCTTGCAAGACCTTGTATTTGAGGCCCGAAACCTGCCGCTTGAGCAAGGTTCCCTGCCATCTTAGACAATCCGCCATTCACATCGTTGATTGCCCTTCCTGCATCCTTAAACATTGCAGAAAGACCTTTCGAAGCACCAAATTTCTGAATGTATTGGAACTCTTTTAGTCTTGATAATGCACGTTGGCTCTGAAGAGTTTTCATCCTATTTTCATGAGCAATAGCGTCAGACTTTGCTTTCCTTCTTAAACGCTCCTCTTCTTTTATGGCGTCTTGCTCCATCTTCCTTGACTTGGCTTTAACGCCTTCAAGGTAATAGAAGTCTTTGATCATCTTCTCTACACGCCGCTTCTCAGCTTCTTCGGCATCCTTAATGGCCTTTAGCTCGTCGGCTGCACGTTTTTCTTCCTCTGCCTTACGTCGCTCTTGGCCTGCACGCATGAAGTTAAGCGTTTCTTGCTGTTTCCTCTTTAACTCCCCCTCTCGCTTTAACTTCTCTTTATGCTCTGCTTCAGCAAGCTTTATATTTTCAGCTTCTGCCTGTTTAGCTGGGAGGTCTCCGAGCCTCTGCATTTCGTCGGCTAGAAGCTGGGTTTTGTTTAGTAGCGCATCTAACGCTAAGTCTTGACCTTCAAATGGCTCTTTAGCAGAGATCTTGTCAAACAGTCTGTCAATGCCATCCATCTCGGCTTGCAGACGCTCAATAGGAGTCGTCGTATCCTTGATAGCAGCAGATAAAATCTTCTGTTCAGACTGAACCTTTGAAACGCCACGAGAATATCCTCTAGGATCGAGGATCACCTCTGCGTACAACGCCCCGATTCGGTTTGATGCCATCTGCTAGTTGCTCCAAGTGATTATAGAGGTTGTCTCCACTGAGCTTAGTCTTAGATTTGCCAGATGCATTGTCATACGCTTGTCGCTCAAGTTCGCTTTTATGCACGCGATACCCGATCCACCAATCAAGTAAGGTGGGACATGCGTTCATCCAAGATATAGGGTCATCAATGCCGAGGTCTTGGCATATCGAAAATGCCCAAGCTAGTCGATGGTTCTTATCGAACTGCTTAGCTATTTTTTCGATACGCCGAGGATCTTTCCCTCGCGGGCAGTGACCCACTCTTCGATGACACTGACGATCACATCAATCTTGAGTGCATCAAACTCCATCAATTCTTTCAGGTCAGATTCCTGAAACAAAGGTTCGCCGTTTTGATCACACAGATGGTCAATGACCGTGTACAGTCTAGCTTTACGGAGAGCTTCCCTAGAAACTTGACCGTCTTTTCCATACAAAGAAGCAAGCCTCCTAGACCTTTGGAACTCGGACACTGGTTTTACCCAAGCGTCCTGTCCAAACACTTTCTTCGGTAGCTTCTCTGGCTTAGTGCAGACTAACTCATCCAATAATTGCTTCTTCGTCAAGCTCATCATCATCTCCTTCTTCAAAAAACTCTGGTGGTAGTTCAGGTGGCTCCACTGACGCGACCAATTCGCGTTCCATTAGTTTCGCCACTTCCTGCTCAATCCATTTAGCTGTGACTGGATCAACCTTCTGAAAGAAGATCAGCTTGCTGCCTTCTTTCCATCCAATTAGTCCAATCTTTTGGCGTTCATCGCCTTCACAAACAAAGACCCAGTACTGTTCATGTACTACTTCTTTCTTTGTCGCTAAATGGATTCCTACATGAGTTTCAAGTTCGATATGTTGAGACATGACTTCTCCTTGGTGGTGGTGGTGCTAGTCATCTACTAGGAAACAGTTGGGCCTGTGCCGCCATCGAAGACAAACGTAAGACTGTTTTCCATCAGTCCGTTGATCTCAAGTGATCCGCCAGAAGATGATGAAATAAAACCAGTCCCAGCAATCGTGTACCCAACTTGAGTACCGTTTGACGACGATGCACTAGCGGCTGGGACAGTGATTGTGAGAGTGTCCTGTACGCCGTCTGGAATTGTTGGTGCGCCGACACTAACGAAAGTCACTTGGACTTCACCAGCGTCAACAAGACCACCTGACAGTTTCTTCATGAAACCGCCAGCAGTATCTTCCAAGCAGCTTGCGTCAATGGCTTCAAGAGAAAACTCAGGAAGAGATACTGAACGTACACAACCGATTGCACCACCAGCCGTCAAGGTGACGGTCGTTCCCTGTGCGTGATAGCCTTCAACAGCCATTTAATTACCCTTATTTTCTTGCGTAGTTAATGATGTAATCTTGGGTACACCAGTACCCACGTTGGTCTGATCCATCAGTAGGCATAATCATTTCCCATGATGTGCCTGAATCGACAGTCACTCCTTGGATCGGATGAGTGCTGTCTGATGATGTGTAACCAACCAAAGCGTCTTCAATCGCTTCTTGAGCGTCTTCTGCTGCACTTCGAGAATCACACACGATGTCTATTTTAAGGCGTGACTCGTAGAGCTTTACTTGGCAATTATCAATAGTTGCCCTTGCAGTCGTATTCTCGATTGTCATAACCACAAATGGCAGGTCATCGTCTTGCGGAGGGTTATCTGCATAGATGCGTTGATTGACAATTGAAGTAATTGAAGGCTCTGCACGAAGCATCGAAATCAGTTGAGGGACTGGTCTCATCCAAATCCTCCACCTGTTCCGTTTACTTCATTCATATCCACTTCCCAGCGTTTGAGTGCCTTAATAACTGCATCTCTCTGCTGCGGGATTGTTTTGTTTGCTGCTGGCCCCATAAAAGGTCTTGCCTTCAACGGTGCGCCTCGCCTGCCAGTCGTTCTTCCGCCAGGTTGTGAATAGCGAAGCAAGGATGAAAGATTTAATCGCTGTCTAGGCCACCATTTATGGTTTGGCGCACCAGACTTTCGACCTTCTCTTGGCTCATGTGTGTGTGCAAAGTTTTTGTCTTTATCTGAGCCGCTGTTGTAACGAGGGCCAACAATTTGACTTGAAAGAAGTCCACCAGCTTTCCTGCTGATGTTTTTCTTTATGATTACCCCTTTGTCACCAAGCGATGGACTGTTTCTGCCACGCTTATCAGCAACCTTCTTTGACCACTTCTTTCTTGTTCCGGTCTTCCTCGACATCCCAATAGTGGTTTCTGAGCCACCATTTCTAATGTCATCTTGAGCTTGTTTTCGGATAATCGAGCCTGCATATCCAACAGCAGTCGGACAAACTTTTTTCAGGAACTCATCGCTAACTTTTTGCAGGTCTGCAACTAGGTCGGTAGCAGTCACTTGAACCCTTGTCCCGCGACCTCCACGCCCTTTCATTGACCTGACAAAGCTTTCGACCTTTTTGTTTACCCTGTCTTTCTCGCTTGTCATTTGGTACTCCTCAGTTCAAGTCTCATAGTGAACCCGTCACCTGAAACATCGCGAACTGCTGTGATACCGTATGTCTTACCGTCGATAATGCACCGACTCTTTGATGTAATGCTTGCTGCATCTATCTGTGGCTTGTCACCAATTGCAACTTTCTCTGTTGCACTTTTGGTCATCATCCCGTCGATAACTTCCCCGCCGGAAACATCCACCAACTCGCATGGCCATGACTGCACTGCTGCTGTCCAAGTCCCTGATGCGTATGTCGTCTGACCATACTCATCTTCTGCTGTCGGAGGGTTTTCTATCGTGGCAAGGTAATTCCTGTGGCCAACCCTCTTTCGATTGAATCCTGTGACCTTTGGCATTACGGATACGAACTCCTGATCAATTTCTTGACTAGGTTCTCGTAGGTTCGGC